TATAATTTTATGCGGGTTATTAGCTAAAAGTTCATCAATTTGTCTTGGTGTAAGTCGTCTGTCTTTCATCTATGAGTTAAAGCCCAGAGGTTTATAACGACAGCAATAATAACAAAAAAGTATATTAAAGCTGTGCGCAAGTCTGGACGACGAGGAAGCATTACTCACAGTCCTCTATAAAATAAGACAAATCAATCCATCCTTTTTCGCATTTACCATAACCCATTATTACTTGTGTAATTTCCAGCCGCTGTTCTTTCTTAGCGTATCCCGTGATACGTCCGTATCCGGGAGACTTTCTTATTTTTATCTTTTCTTTATGTAAATGATAAACGTAAAACACATCAGTTCGTTCAGAGAGATAATTGATACTGCACCATACAACATCACCTTCAGCAGACCTTATCTCCACCCATTGACGGTCTCTGCTCATTCTTCCAGTTGGTTGTAATGGTGTCATCATTTCAAACTCAACAATAGCTTGAGACTTTTTGTTTGGTCTCATTCTTCCGTTGAGTGTCTTGGTCATAACGTATAAAGGAGCATATTCAGGTTCTTCTTCGGCTTCTTCTGCAATGCCATGATTGGCTACATAGATAAATGATAGCACCACTATCACAATGAAAGCTATTTCAAGAACTACTTTTATCCATTTCCATAGCTCTGTGTCGAAGAATTTCATAGCTTACACCTCTGCAAAAGAATATCTTGTGTAATGAACTTTCTCGTCAAACCTGTTCTTAGCGTATTCTGTGGTTCTATTAATAGGTGTTCCCTGCCGCTCAATTTCCATAATACGAGCGCCGAGTCTTGTAATGCCTAAGTCCCTGAATGCTTCCATTGTAGAAATAGAACCGAACCTGTTTATATATTCCTTAATTTTTTCACACTGGTTCATAATATCTCACCTCATAAATATGATTTTCCAAATAATTTGCGAAACTCTTCGCGGGTATGGGTTTTTTCAAAAGCTCTTTGGGCTTCTTGTTCCAGATATCTGTCCAAGTCTTTATCTCGGTCATGTAAACTCATATGGATATCGTGCCGAAGCCAAACCCATAAACCATACTTTTCGGCTAGGGCACGATTTCCAATGCCATGTATACAATGATGCTTGTCGAGGTTGATAACACTGCCGCTGACATAACAGTATTTGTCATTCGGCTGGAGGATTGAATTACTCATTGTTATCTCTCTTCTTTCCCCACGCAGTTATTATTCTTTCCTGTTCAGTCGTGGTAAGCGTTTGAATACCTAAATCGTTGGCTATCATCACAACATAGTCAATAAGTCGGCTCATAGACTGAGAGTCATAAGTTGAACTACCATAGTAAGCACAGACTAGTTTGTATGAATCTCTTTTGTCTCCCATGAAGTCAACATATGTCTCTGGAATATCGAAGACGTCATCGACAACTTCGGCGAACCATCCGGTTCCTTTTTCTCCCCATCGTTTCATAAACTTTTCTATAGCGGCGTCCTTTATCGCAAGTAGTTCAAACTCACCTTTCTTTTTGATGGCTTCTCTGTATACTTCATCTTTTCCGTCAGTGGAGTATTGCGAAGAAACCTTTGCTATCTCGCCGCACAATCGCCAAAAATAATTGTTGGCATCCATGCTCCTTCGCTTGGACGCCTTCTTTATCTCGATGGTTATTTCTTCGTTTTTTAGTTTATCAAACGTTTCTCTGAAGTCTTCGTTTATTGTAATAGTTAAATTCTGACTGCCGTCACGGTTTATCGTCAGGTCCTTTAATTTGCCGTTCATTTTTTCTGCTCCAATACTCAAGTAAATTCATTGCTATCAGAACAACGGTTGCAAGCATAAAAGCATAACGATAAGTACCAGGCTTAAAAATACAAACAATTAAACAAATTAACCAGCAAACAGCTGTAAGCAACGGAGCATATTTTAGCAACTTATTCATTTCGTTAAACCTCTTTTAGTAAATCAACAAATTCTTCTTCTGTTATATCAAGACTTAAATGTTCAGTAATTATTTCATATATTTTTCTTGTATAAACTTCCATCATCAACTTAAATTCACGTTTTGTAATAAATGACATATCCAAATTTGCTTTTGTGTATCCAACGCAATCAGGAAGGTCTACATATGTATTACCCGTGCCAGTAGTTGTGGTAGTAATTTCTGGAACATGGTCTATCCAATCATATGTTATCGGAAAGGTAAAGAGGTCATTTCTTGGTGGCATAATATCACTCCTCGTCTATCTTAGAAGCCAACATGTCAGCAGCATGAGTCCAAAACACATTCTCATATCGTTTGATAGCCGCATCGAATTCAGCCCATTCTTCTTTCTCATATGCTCCCATGTGATACCGAATACAAAGCATCTCTTCTTCTGTAAGAGTCATAAATTGAGACAGAAGCATAACAGACTTTGAACCGTGACCTTTAAGTAAAGTATTTGTGTTGTACTCGTAGGCTGTTGTTTTTAACGGTGCAAGAGACATTGTTCCGTCAGGCAATTCAACCTGCGTGAATTTATCAACTTTCTTATACTGGTCACACTTACACAAGTCGTGGAACATGCCGATAATAAACGGGCTTATAGGACGTTGCCAATGCAAGTCGTTCTTTTCCGTAAGGTCTTTCAGTCGCAGAAAAACGTTCTTGCTATGGTCATACAGTCCGCCTTCATATGCGCCATGATATTTTGTAGAAGCAGGCGCAGTAAAGAAACCTTTAGACAGAAACTTTAATAAGTTGGTATTCCCAACTATTAATGCATCAAAGTCTTCATCAGTATAATTACGCCAAAGGTCTCCAAATTCAGCAATTCTATCTTGTTCTGTCATCTTTTCATACTCCTATTTGACTTACATAACTGTTGTGCGTATTAAGCAATCTTCTGATATTTAATGTAATATCTCCTTTGACATATACGGCTGGGTATGCGGCACGCGTAAATTCAATTACAGTTAAGTCTGTGTCTGCTTTATAATAGAAACACATTACTGCATCCAAATTTATATTCATAACCACATCTTCAGTTGTTTTAACATAAATCCAATTCATTTTTAATCTCCTTAAAAGAGGTCGAGGGCGGCTTTGGTGCCGCCCTCTCCCATTAATCGTTCAGAATATCCATTGCGCTCGCAAGAATATCGGTCTTTTGTTTAATTCGTTCGTATTCTTCCTTGGCTTTCTGATATAAAGCCATGTACTCATCCATCTTTTTGCGCTGTTCTTCCTGTTTTGCCATAAGCTTTTCAAGCTTTGACTCAATAGTGGTATCCATCTGTACAACGGACTCTTCAACTTTAGGTTCTTCAACAACCGGAGTAACGGGTTCTTCTTTTTCTTCTGTATTTCCAGTCATGCCATGCGCCCATTTGTACTGATAAATTTTCTTTTTCGCCTGCGTCTTGGAGAGTTTCATGTTCTCCATTACCCACTTGACTTGGTCTCCAGACTCAAGCGATGTTTCCCACCATCCATCCCATTTAATGTAGTTCCTATTCTTCTTTTCGTCTTTCTTTTCTTCGCTACGATGCGCTTCTTCAAGCGCTTTTGCTAAAGAAGAAACGTTATTATCTTTTTCCATATTTTCACGCCGTTTCATATTTTCTTCTCTTGCTCTCTCAATGAGTGTTTTGCCACCATATAACGGAACAGGCGGGTCGTTATACACCTTATTTGCCAGCAGCTGTATTGCCCTTTTGCCTTCCCTGCAAGGAGACTTACACTGAGAACAGACAGCAAGATTGCCATTTGCTTTTCCGCATGTCTTAATGTGTTTCTTTACAATTTCCTCCAGTGTCATTTCTTCCAGCGGTTTTGCCGGATATAAATGTGCCGGAGCATTAGGAACATAAGGAATGTCGTACTTTCTCATTATTTTTCCCTTTCTTTTATTCGTCGAATATCATCCAAGAATTTGGAAGACTTTCAGCCCATTTAATAAACCATTCCCATTCAACAAGTTTGTGCCCTTTTCTCTGTCTAACAATATTTCTTAGTGACGCATACGAAAAACAATACGTACGCTTTTGCAGATACGATTGCGGCAAAGCTTGAATGATACCACGCCAAATTTCCTTCTTGTGGTCTTCGTCTTTACACAATTTGTATGCTTCCATGCTTCCATTGATGCTATCCAACATGAAATGTAAATACTCTGTATTCATACAATCACATTCAAAGTCATCAACAGTTAATGGGCGTGCCAATAATTTGTGCATTGTACTGCAACTAACTTTCTCGACACCAATTCGATAAGTATCGAGCTCGGTTAGCACATATCGTGGCGCGGTTATTTCTGCCCATACATATATCATGCGTAAATGTTTGCAATGCTCTGGTCCTGCTTTCTGGAGTTTTATGGAGAGCTCTTTATCTTTCTCCCCTATTACAAACTCTTCGGAGATAACTTTGCCATCGTCATCTTTTACTTCAACGAATTCAGAGTCAGACATACCCCAAGAATTCATGGGATTACGCATGGCAGCAATCGCCGCACTGAAACCATTAGGCTCACCAATCGTCTCTATAATCATTTCCAGTCTCCTTTTTATACGCTGTGCGTATTTTTATTAAATCTTCTAATAACTTATCTTTATCCTGTTGAAGCTGGTATATTTCTTTGTACATTCCCTCGACACATTCTTTGACTTCAGCCGTGTTATGGTCTTCTGGGCAATAACAGCAAAATCTCATTCATCTAGCATGGCCCGCGATAGCTTGCCAGTTTAACAATAAGCTCATGTGGGGTCATATTTCATCACCTTCTTCATGGTTGCCTCTGCCATAACCTTCGCAGCATTTATTTGTTCTGAATCCAAGAAAGTTCCATAGTTAATACAAAGACTTGAAAGATATGTGTTTGTTTTCTCTAATTCTTTCTTTTCTTTTATTGTTTTTGTTAAGGCTTTAATTAGTTTAATTTGGTTCCGTTCGTACACCTTTAATTTGTCTTTGTCATTCACCTTTATTCTTCTCCTTTTTGACTTTTAATTCGGCTTCGATAATCCAATACAAAGCAAGTGCTGCCAACAACAACACAACAAAAGCAAAACCAAATAGAACCCATACGCTACTGCTCAACATGAGAGTTCCTTTTGCCGCAAGTATGATGACAATCACACAGCCGATGTTTAACAATCCAACAATAACAAAGACCAAAGTGGTTAATGCCAAGAAACTCATATTACCACTCCGTCCATTTAACATTATTTATATCTTTTAAAACACATGAGTCAGTTACGTTCGGATGTCTTTTAATCCAATCAGCGCAACCCTCTTCATCTGTCATTTCATCGCTTAATTTATCTAAAATATGTAATCCTTTTCTATCAAGTTTTTTATTAAGATATACACCATCAGGCGTACACTTTGAATCATCAAAATTCCAGTCCTTTTTCCAGCTGCCCATTAGCACAATACGGGCACCAGACTCAGTTACTAATTTTTTAAACTCTTTTACACGCGACTCAGCAATACCTTTCTTTCCGCTTGGAGCAACAGCGTCCGATTCAGCAAAGTTTAGAACGTTGTCGACTTCAAAAAAAATAACTTTCATGGTCATGTCTCCTTGTCAATAGGGATAAATTCGCCGCCAGTCGGAATGTTAGGCTTAACAGAATATAAGTTTTCAAAACCGATATGCTTTTCTGTAAGGTATTTCACTTCATCTTCAGGTAATTCTTCAATAGGTCCAGGATGTTTATACGTATCAGCCGTTCCAAATGCTGTGGCTTTTACCGTATCGTATTTTTCATAGCGATACTTTTCTTTGTAATAGTCGGTGGCTACTTTAGCATTCCGTGCATAACAGAATTTCTGATATTCTACTTTTCCGTTATGACCTAAATCTACTCTGTAAATGTACGTAGTCTTCATGTAAGTTTCTCCTCTATTTGTCCCTGTTGAATAAGCCATGCAATAGCTACTGCTGCGGCATCAGACTCATCATCGCATTTGTATTCTTGTTTTCCGATATACTTTTCCAGACACTCTGCTACTGTAGACTTTTCTGCCCTGCCGTCTCCTGTTATCAGCTTTTTAATTGTCATGGGATATATGCTGTACCATTGGGTTTCATGCCACTTCCAAGCAACCCAATCCATTATTCCTACGACTTTTGATAAGCTTCTTTCAGACGGGACTTTTACTTTCATAATTTCAGTTTCTCTGACTAGAAATAAAGTTTCAAATAAAGGGCAAAAATTTATGAAAGCATTTTTAATTTCATCCAACAATTGTCCGTGACATTTCTTTGTATTTTTTTTATTATCAACCGTACAGAATTTTATATCTGTTATTTTTGCAGAATT